CATCATTTTCCAGAACCCAGAAACGGTTCTCCACTATGTTTTTAGCTTTGAGCATCAGTACTTGATTCCTTTTCATATTTGTTAAGGTCGAACAGCACATCCCAATACATCAGCCAGCCCAGGGCTGCGGTAATGGCAATCCAACGGTATTCTGTGTCTGCCCAATGAGTTATCAGATCAAAAATTATGCTTGTAATAATTAACAGTGGCGACCAGAATTGTATTTTTTTAAGCATTTGACATCTCCTTGGATAATGATTTACTGAGTATCTCAGCCAGATATTTCACATTGTCATTCATCTTTACCAATTCATATTTTGTACAAAATTTGATAAGATGTGTGCCGATCTGGCTGTTGGTCTTGGATTGGATAGCCAGCAAGTTGCTGTCAATATGATCACGGATCTCTTCTGGCTGTTGGGTGAGATCGATCAGTTCACGATTAGCCAGATATCGATCCAGTACCCGGTGCTCTGTGCCATTGTGGTCCACCCACTTCTGCAACATCATGTTATTCCAAGCCCAGCCCTTCTTGTCTTTATCTGCAAACGCTTCAGTAAGTCCCACCTTTTTAGCACTGCCTTTGGTACGTACACCAGGATATGCGCTCATGACATTATCACTTGCATCACCACGCATACATTTTTCAAATAACAGCCATTCAGGATCAGGCACGGTCTTGACTTCCTTGGTCTTCTTATCTTTAACTGGCTTGCCCCAATCGTCAAAGTAGCCAGTGAGATTGATCAGCTGATTGGTCAGTCCGTTGTAGATGTCAACATTTGGTGCCAGAAGCTGCAAAAAGTCGCTGTCATTGCTAAGGATGGTGTGCTGATCTTCTGGATGCAGTGCAATCCATCGGGCAATAAGATCGTCTGCTTCAGCTCGTTCCACACGAATGACAGTAGCGTTGGTACGCTCAGCAAGCCACTTGCTGAGATCATCAAAACAAGCCCAAAACTCTGCATCTTCTTCTGCTTCCTTGGTTGACATCTTATCGCGAGTTACTTTGCGATTGGCTTTATACGAGCCAGTATGATCCTTGCGCCAACTGCGAGCTTCCAGACAGAAGATCACATGATCAGGCTTGTGTAGCCTGTCAGCTTTAAGGATGCCGTTGAAAGTGATGTGCAAGGCTAGACCCAGTTTGCTCCAGGTATCAGCACCGCGGGGGGTGCTGTGCCGCGCACGACTAAACAGATTGGCTGTATCTACGAGTAAATATTTCATACTGTTAATATAACACTTTCTGACAGGATGTCAACTTACTTCTGTCTTACCATCGCCTATATCACGTTGCTTAACGTAGCGGCTACCGTCTATATTGGTGACACTGGCTCCTGGATAGCCGTTGGCTAAAATGGTTTTACAGATGTCATTTAACCAGGCATCAACCAGTTCTTCTGCATTATTACCACGATAACCGTGTTCTGCTAACAGATCAATGAATTGGTCATTCCAATCTAATTCCAAGCTGCCTAATCTGGGATTTTTGGGATCGAAATCCAATTTAATTACTTTAACTTCAGCTGTTACTAATGGTGGTGTTTCAACTGCTAGCTCTGGAGCAGGTTTAGTCTTCTTTGCCTTGGGCTTGCGAGGTTTGACTGGTTTTTCAATTACTGTTGTAGTAACTGTATAGATAGGCTGCTCAGGAATTTTTACTTCCCTGGGCTTAGTCCAGCCAAATAGTGAATTGAATAATGACATTTTAACCTCGTCTGTCAAAGGGGTAATTGAGCAGTTCTTCTAGTATGAAGAATAAGATACCGAAGAAAAATATAACACCTATTATCTTCGATATGTTTTCCATTAGTAATTAGGAACCTGATAGCACTCACTGCGCTCACCGCGGAAGTAGCCATAACGATCATAAACTGGAACCATCTGGCACTCTGTGCGGAACTGTGGAGCAGGAGCATAATATGTGGGAGGAGCCGCATAACTGGGCTGGCTCAATCCGTAGATAGCACCACCAAGGACCAAACCCCCTATTAGAGGAGCAACCCATCCACCACCGCCACCGCGATAATGATGCCCGCCACCACCTTGATGGCGATTGTGATATTGTGCATCTGCTGTAGCAGTTGCACCTAGCAGTGCAGCAGCAGCGATTGCAGCTATAAAGACTTTACGCATCTGACCCTCCTGGTCTGTATACTATTAATATATACTATTTATCACGCCTGTCAAGTGCTAATTTAAACGTTTTTTGCGCTGAGCATCCTGGAAAGCTATTACGCCTTCACCGTCCTCATTGATACATAACCAGACATCTTCCTCGTCGTCAGGTAAATCATTTCCCAGGTATTGGTATACTTCGCTTAACGACACCTGGTCCCTGCCCTGTAGTTTTTGATCGTACAGATACTTTATTACTAAAAATGACACTTCTTCGTCTGTCAATACCAGCTGTTCTTCCATGTTTGCCTCAAGCTAGACTAGCATATAAATGTATTTGCAGATTCAGCGTGAATCCATTGCGAGCACAATACTGTGCTGTATATTCATGGTTCTTCTGGTTCTCTGTCATATTTAATAGACCTTCTTCCCAGAAGCTAATGACTTCGTCCACAGCACTGCGTTCTTCCATACTGATGTCGTTCTTTGTGCTACGCATCTGCTTGCTGTTTTTAGGCTCGCGATTGTAAACATTCATAGGACTTACAAACACCTTCTTACCAGCAATAGCATACTCGTGTGCCCAGTCTGGAATGTCACTGTATGGACTGTCAGTGTCAGCGTTCATGACAAACTTGAGACAGTCTGCACGATCCATCACATCCTTATTGGGCTTGAGATACTTGACTGGTTGCCCGTTCTTCTCTGAACACTTGGGACTGCATACCAGAGTGGTCTCAGCAGGAATATCCTGCCACACTGTGCCATTGCTTTCAATCTGTGTCCAGGCAAACAGGTTCTGGACCTTTTCCAGGAATACACCCAGATTCTTTTGCAGCATGGGTTCACCACCAGTGATTACCAATCCTACCTTTTGATCAAACCATCCAGGTACCTGGCCACCAAAGTATTTGACAGCAGCTTCCATTATGCGATCATAGATATTATCGAACGTGAGCCAATCACCACTGTCGAAGTAAGTGTCACAGAAGCTGCAAGCTAGATTGCATTTTGCCAATCTAACAAACACAGCAGGTTCGCCCCGATAGGGACCTTCGCCTTGTAGCGTATAGAATATGCTAGTGACGAATAGCTGATCGTCAGCTGCTTCGTTAAAATATTTCTGTCCGACTATTTCGTTTTTTCCAAACATTAAATGTACTCTGCTATCCTGATAATGATGTCGTTTATACCGTCTATTATATAATAAACACCAAATAAAAGCAAGCTAAATCCCACTATACGAAAGATTATCTTGTTTACTAGTGCTTTGCCTAAATGGTTTGCTGATTTTAACAAAGCTACCAATAATACACCTCCTATAGCTAGTCCTATCAGCGTGTTGTCCCATCCCCGGCTGATATTGCCTGCTAGGAATATGGTGCTTTCAGCAGCTTCACGCAATACAATAAGGGATATGGTAATGTGTGTGCTAATCCAGGTAGCCGTGGTAATCTCCTCGGCGTGTTCCTTTGCGTGTTCATATACAGCCTTGCTAGTGGTAAAGATGTATACCAACACTAGTCCTGTTATGATATTAATAACTGGTTCCCAATGTTCTATATATTCGTGAAACTCACTGGCAGCATATAATCCCACAGTGAGACTAACGATCCAGCATAAGGCAAAATTTATATAGTATTGTGGTTTTAGATCTTCTGGTAAAAATTTTAAAATCAAGGCTGTAAGCAGAACGCTTTCAAATCCTTCTCTGCAAACAACTAGTATGGTGCTTAAAATGTCATTCATGTTTCTTCTCTGTTATGCTAACTGTACCGTTAGCGTTGTCTTGCCAGCACAGCTCTGTTCCTGGTGCCCAACCCATCTGAGCAAGCAAGTCTGGTGGAAACGGGAGAACCAATTCTCCCGTTTCATTATCTTCTTCTAGCTCTACAGTCCAGATATTAGGCATCTAGATCCTCGTTCCATTCTCTATGCCCTTCACGGAATGCCATGTTGGCTTGCGTCTCGCGAACTTCAACACGATAGCACCATAGGCGAGCTGCTTCGCCAGGTCCCCACATATCCGGAATGTACACTGTGTTGATGTACTTGTACAGCATATCCGCTAGACTCTCGCAGCCCAGCTTGGGCAGGATGGTCAGCTTAGCCATATGCTTTTCCTGTAGCAGCTTGAACGTCTCCAGCTCTGGATCATCCTCTGCAACCAACAGCGTATGATCGAACTGATCTTCGAGGATCTTCTTGAGCTCCTTCAATCCGCCGTAATCTGCTGCCCAGTTACGAACATCCAGATCATTGGTTCCAAAGTAGAACTTCATTGAGAAGCTGTAACCGTGGATGGTGTTGCAATGGCTGTCTGCTCGCCACTGGCGATAAGCGCAAGGAAAAGCGTCGTGATATTCTTTAGTGCTGGTATATTTGTATGTGACGGGTGTCATGCTGTTTCTCCTATGTTATAGCATAGGCTGCAGAATTTATAAAGCGGGAATGAAGCCAAGCGCCGCTGTAGTTTACTTATCATTGCATACGTGTAGTAAAGCCAGATACGCTTCCCAGGCCTCTTGTAATGCTGGATGTTGGTTGCGTAGTTCTTGTTGTCTTATCACGTGGATACCACCACTAGCTGCCATCTGGTTGTCCTTGAAGGTTGACCAGCCTATACTGTCGTTGGGCCCACCGCTGCTTAAAAATGTACCAGCAGGTGCAGCTTGCCGCCAGTCATTTATCACATGACCTGTGTCGTATTCGTAATCAATACCGGGGGGCATTTTGTTGTTGTTAGTCATTATCGCATACACTGCAAGGTTATGATCTCTGCTAGACGTGAGCCAAAATCTTCTGTATCTGGAATCACATAATGGTTTACATTATGACGGTCACGGTGCTCGTCCCAAATTTGAAATTGCACAATCCATCCACCGTCAGCACAGACCAGGCTCATGTCAATGCTGTTACGTAGGTTAATTTCCTTGCCAGGATAAACAACAGAGGGAGTTACAGGTCCAAGGCGACCACCAGCATATGCACTGAAATCTGTGGTAATTACTCTGCTATTTTCACCTGCTTCTCGATAGTGCTTGAGAAACCAACGCTGGAACCAGTTGAGTTTAACTGGAGAATGTCCTGATTTAAGAGATGCCCTATATTCCGGTTCAGACTGAAATGGTCCGCTCATCTGCTTGCATACTCCTGTTGTAACTTGATATTATCGAAGAATTCTTTCTTGGTGCCTGGATCGTTAAAGAAGCTGCCTTTAAGTACAGTGGTCTGTGTGAGGCTACTGTGAGCCATGATGCCGCGATTTTCACAGCAACCATGTGTAGCCTGGATGTACACACCCACATCAGCACTGCCTGTGGCTTTCATAATCTGTTTTGCAATATCATTACATAGTTCTTCCTGAAGAGTACCACGACGAGCACACCACTGAGCAATGCGAGTATACTTGCTGAGACCGATAAGTCTGTCTGCGGCGATGATACCGATATATGCCACGCCTGTGACAGGTTGGTGATGATGGCTACACACGCTACGTAATTCACTGCGAACAACCAACATACCTTCATATCGGTCTTCCATCTCATTGGGAAATGCGGTTGCATCTGGTGCTGGATAGTAGCGACCTCGCATCAGCTCATTCACATACATCTTGGCTAGACGCCTGCCTGTATCGTGGCTGTTGGGATCGTTCTCACGATCGATCACAAGACTATCCAGCACCGCATCAAATTTCTTGTTAAGCTCTGAGATCAGCTGTTCTCTCTCATATACTGTGACATAATCACTTATGTTATCACCTGCCCAGAAACGTTTTCCTGCTGCCTGCAGGCGATTTCTGATAGTTTCACTTACTTCAGTCATTTGTCTTTCCTATGAGTTTACCTATCATTATATTAGCATTTAAATAGTTACTAATCAAATTGTTTTCACATTCTTTTAACGCATCAGCATAATAGTTATAATTTTCCATACGATCAGCAATCAGACCGATCAAACGCTGCTTGTGTGTATAATAGTTGTCTGTGCTACTGGTCCACTCTGTGGGATATTTGAACACATCAGGATACATTTCAGTATAACTGGCACGATCTGGCACAACTGGAATAGCACCTGCTAGCACACCTTCCATCTGGCTGATACCCAGGTTCTCGTGTAGGCTGCAACTGAATACTACGCTGGTCTTACCCAACTGCTGATAATATTCCTGCTTGCTCCAGTTTTGTTCTTGTGTAATGATCACTTTCAGATGCTTGGCAACATCGCGCATTATTTCTGGTTGCTTGTCAGAATTTAGACGATGCGGCCACATCACTGTGCGTTCACGCTTGCTCTGACGATAAGACTTCAGCTCTGCAACGATCTGATCGTGTGGCTGTCCTGAACGGACTGCCTTGTGCCAACCACTGGGATCGATACCCAGGTTTGTCAAAAACATCTGCCTGTGGAAATCTGTGGCATAATAATTGTAGTCACAAGCATAGAACCAAGCAGCTTCCTGGCGCCAGGGCCAGGGTTTCTTCATCTTCATACCCAGTATGTCAGTGGGATCATACGCACCGGCGTGCCAGATACCGTGTATCTCCACTGGAATATCCAGCAAGTCGCTCATATATCTGATAGCTGTGATAGCAAAGTTCCAAGCATCTGTTATCAAAAATTTATCGCCTGGCAAAACTTTGCCAGCAGTAAAAAGTTCAGCGATGCGCTGTGTCTGGCTGGCTTTGTATTGGTTAGTCACAGCAAAGTCCAAGAAAGCACCTGTCGTGGTGCCAGTCTTAGGCTGTTCACCATCGATGGTAATCACTTGGAAATCTATCTCCCACTTATCAATGATGTTGTTTATGATGTTAGGTATGTTGTCATACCATTGCTGTGTATAACGCTGGTCGATAGGTTCGATGGGTACGATGTAGATGTTATTGATCACTGATTGACCCTTTCTATGTCTTCCTCCAAGCAGGCTTCACCATATTGGATCTCGATGATATGTAGAGGGTCTTTACCAGGATTGATCAGCTGATGCCAACCACTCTGCGGAATAACAAAAACACCGTGGGTATCGATAAGCTCGGTGTATTCAGTCTGATCAAAATTATAGATGATACGTGCCACACCTGAACGTACAAACCATACTTCACTGCGTTTAAAATGCCGTTGATAGCTGAGACAACGACCAGGTTCCACCACCAGCTCTTTGAGTTTGACATCAGGATATTCAGTGAGCACATCGTAATGCCCCCAGATGCGTTCAGTACGGGGTGCTTGCCAGTTGCGTAAGATCCAACTGCTGCTGTTGGCTTTGTCATCACCACCGACCCCAAACACATATTCCAGTCTGGGGTCATCGATCAGATCCTGTTCTGGAATATTACCTTTGCCGCGATCTCCGCCATTGGCATATACTATAGTAGCATCTGGATACATTTCCAATGCCAGTTGTATGGCGTGGGAACCACTGTTGTTGTCATCATTAAAATCCATGACCACATCCACAGTTTTAAGAGCATCTATAACTGCTGCTCTCTCAGCCCAGGGCATGAAAGGTCTGCCCTTCTTCCTGGTTAACCAAGCATCGCTGTTGACACCAACCACTAGGGTGTCTCCCAGCTTGGCTGCTTCTGTGATATACTTGATGTGACCGCTATGCAGCGGATCGAAACCGCCTGTTACTAATACTACTCTTTTTGTTTGTTTTTTGTTCATGTTTATACTCTACTATTTTACCAAGGTCTAGTCAATAAATCCCATTGCAGTACGGCAAATGTTTCTGCTTCTTTATTATAAAAATGCAAGACAACACCGTCTAATCCTAATGTGACAAATGTGAAATCGGTGGTGTATTTGTAACCTGCCTCGCCCAGTCGGTTACTGATTATCATTGCTGCTTCTGTATCCTGGAAATTACCGTTCAGAGCACCTTCGTAACCATCTCCTGGGCCTAGCCAATAGCCATTATTAATTGGCCTGTCTGTAATTTTTTTACTGTCGAAAGTGATGCTATTATCGGACATAGATTTCCATTGCCAACATACTAGCATAGCATTGTTCACGAAACCATATAGGAATGCAGTTATTATTTTTAATTGGCCTGAACAAATAGTCTGTGCCGTTACGTAAACCCTGTTGATTACACCAGTTTTTGATAAAATACATCTGTTTTTGGCGTTCACGTACATTACTAATAACAGGAAATTCGACGATATTGCTATCGTCGAATTTTGTATAATCAACTGGTACTTCTTGATATGGTACCCACACCTGGCAGTGCCTTTATTAATGCATACGGGTTTCAGCGTCAGCGAACTGAGCGCCATCTATCTGCCAGTTGTTACGCACTGGATCTCCCCTTCTTGCACGTTCATATTGGCCGTAGGGTGTATTTCGCTTGTACAGGTCCGATTCATCGAAACGAAATCCATACTCTACACAGAAAGCCTGATAGGCTTCCAGATCTTCAAAAACACGGTTCACAGTGCGATTCTTAATCATTGAATTCTGCCTTTTGATATTTGACATAACAGCCATTTTCGTTGTCTTCACTAATTTCTATTGTTACGTTCCTGCCAGGATATTTTGCATTAATTTGCTCATATAGATCATCTGCGATCATCTCGCAGCTCTTGTAGTCCAGCTCTAATACTGGTTCGTTGGAACCACCATACAAGCTGATCAGCCAGCGTTTGAACTGGATGAACTCGATATCACGATCATTGTGATAAACTTCAATACCCACCCGGAAGTGGAACATATGACGGTGTGGATAACCCAGGAAACTGACGTCTGCCAAGTTGGGATCAGTAGCTGCTGCTGGGTATTTGTGGATACCTTCCATCTGGAATTTGATCCAGATCTCGCAATAGCGATCAATCTGATCTCCATAAGGAGTTTGGATAAAAGAATCAGAAATTATCAGATCCTTTGGGTCGATAATTGCATCTGGAATAGGTGCTTGTGCTACTTCAGATAATTTATTAACCAGCACACTAGTTACATATAGGTCGTTATTTGCCATCTACGGTATTTCCCAATTTATACACTTCATATGCCAATTGATAATCTTCACACAGTTTTTCCAATTTTGCCACACCTTTGTGATCAACCATCACATCGTGATATACAATATTTTCGTTTTTAAACACATATTTGATCGCAGACCACAAACGCTGATACCAGTTTTCGTGATTGTTCAGATGATATTCCACCATCATTTCAGGTGCGTTGCTGCACTCAGGATTGGTATAGTTGTTCCAATCCCACAAACTTACTCGCACTGTGTGGTCGAAATCAGTGCATTCACATTCCAGATATATTTTCTTACTGAGATCTGCGTTATCGTCTGACATAATCATTCCTGTATATTTAAACATACCATAATATTACACTTTTTTAGTACAGATGTCAATTGATTTCTTCTTCCAGTTTGTCCAGTTTCTTCTCATCGAATCCGCTATCGTCTCTGGCAGTAGTGGGTTCATACTCGATTTCCACAAAGTTCTTGTTAAAGGCAGTGCTGCTATTAACTGCTTTCTTACCCAGATAACCATTGGCACTTGAACCTACGATGTCCATATACCAGCGATTGTGTTCTTCCACATAACGATCGGCTTCGGCACGACTCTTAGCACCGAAGATGCGGTCCACGACATCACGGAAGAACAACCGATCAAACTTCTCCTGTACCAGGCTAGCTGGTACAACACCTATATCGTAACGAGCATTACCATCTTGAACTGCCCTGAGATGAGCAAAGATGTTGTGCCCCATTAGTAGTGCATAGCTGAAGCTATCCCAGCTAGTGCGACCCTCTTTGCCGATCTTGTTGAGATCGCCAGGTTTGTAGTGGCAAATGTCACTGATACCACAGGCATCGATGATGGGACTCTTGATAAAATCTTTAAACAGCCCGTCTTGTATCACAGCATCACGGAAACCCCTGGGGTCTGTGGCATACTTCTTGTCATCCACACACTTGCCCATCTTGTAACTCCATTTGCCACGATCGTTCAAACGATTTTCGTAGTATACTTGGCCATTAGCTGTGGCCAGGAACGGGCTTGCACAGTCAAAGCTGATGCTGAGTGTGGGATTATGATACTTGCGAATGGCACGTTGAATATCTGTGAACATCATTGCCCATTCCAACTTGCTAGTACCCAAGTAATGGATCCAATCCTGTGTGCCAGATTCCAGCAAGCCATCATAGATCAAGCTGACCAGACGTTTAAGCACCAGATGTGGATCACATTTGTTTTGTGATCCCATGGCCCAACCATCGAAGTGATCCACTGGGAAGTGTTTGGGATCTGAATACTTCTTCATTTCCTCATACCACTCATCAGCTTGTGTGTGGTTATCGCCCTGCAACACTGTGAGGAACTTGCACTTGTGTTGTCTGTGGCGCATCCAGTATTCAAAGTTGTACTTGCTGGCGTCAACCGCTTCCTGATATGTACTGATCTTAGTAGCTTCACGACCACGAGGAGTACGGCCTACCCAACCTGGAATATCAAGACCCATACCATAGTCCATGTATTCTTCCATCCAGTTGAGTACTTGCACTCGCTTCTTCTGTGCTTTGGCACAACCAGATCCAGCCCGCCAGTCGCCTTCCCACACACCTTTGGCGATCTGGAATCCGCCACTGTCGCCCAGGATAAAGCTGCCTTCTTCCCTGGTTCTCACCATATCTTCTTTGGGATCGGTACCGATTTCCAAGTTGGCGTGTCCAGCTGAATACAAGCACCAAGGGTAGTGGAAAAGACCTTCTTTACTGTTGAGAAAATTAAGTCCTTCCATACCACCAAGCCCCGATGGTATACGAGCTGGATCAACATATTCAGCAAACCGCTGCTTGCCTATGTAAGTGGAATAGAATCCACTTAACGCTGGCAAGAACAGTGCATAATCTTCTTGATTAGTCTTTAGATCTACTTTGTTTATCATTATTTTGTCAGTGCAGGCAGGAAGTATTCATACTTGATTAATCCTGAGTCCACAGTGATTAAAATCACACCATCGTCACTGATTTGGATAACCTTATCTCCAGACAAATTTAAGATAGATTGGAACAAGCTGACCCGGTGCTGCCAATCACTAGCCAATTTTCCACTGACACCGCTCTGAAACACAAAATTACCAGCGTGACCACTGGGATCACCAAAGTAAAGCCTCAGATCAGTACCATCTGATCTGGCAGTGAAAGTTTCATATGCACTGTGTGCCTGAGCTTGGTATTTCAATCGGCTTATAGCTGCCATAGTGGGTTCTAAGGTTATGTTCCAAGTAGTACCATTGAACTTGACATCTTTTACTTTGTCTGACACCAGATAGTCCACCATCAGACGGAAGTTGTTGTTGAAATCACCATTGGCATTATCGAACTGGATGCTACGCGGTTTATCCACGCCGTCCACATTTTCTTTCTTGATGTAAATGTTGGCATTTTCCCTGTATTCTGGAATGTTTAAAATATAAGCCAAATTAGTTAAATTTGGCAAACCAAAAACACCTTCGAATTCAGGCTGGGGCGTGTGGAAAGTGCCACGGAAAATCAGCGTATTCCTGTCTTCACTTATTGCATTAACCACAGTGGATTTGTCATCTCCTGTGATCTTGATCAGATTAACAACACCAGTTGGTAAAACGTGTTCAACGATATCTAATAGAAAATCTTTCATATTCTCTTCCTTTTTTTATAGTATATAGGTTTTTTTATCACAATTCAATAATTTCTGCAACAGATGCACCAACTTTTAATCTGGGAAATTCTGCACCTATATTTTTAATTGCCACAATGTGGCTGCAACGCATCTCTTTTATCACACAGCGTTCAATTTCATAACCTAAATCCTCTAATCCAGCACACAGTTTTTTAACATTAACAACGCTGAAATTATGTTTGAGACATTGTTCTTGTGCCCATACTTGGTTATCAGGTAAAAAATTAAAAATGAATTTACCACCATTGTACAGCATCGAGTGTACTGCCTGGGCCCAGGCCAAGATGTAATTGGTATTGGCAAGGAAAAATTCATTGAAGCAATACACTATTCCCAATGATGCAGTGGGCAAATTAGATATGTCATTTATAGTTACAAGTTTTTTCCTTACTCTGCGATTTGCATAAAAATCATTGTTAAACACCGCCACTGCATTATCTAATATCTCAGGAAATTTATCTGCCACATACAAGGGTTCCAATGCAACAGCATGAGGTAAAAACTGCCCAGATCCCGGAAACAATTCCATTCCTGGGGTGTCGTTGGCACTATTTTGGTATATCAGGTGTACCAATTCTGTCAATTCTATGTCATTGAACTGATTTGCTTGGATAAAATCTATTCTCTGTTGTAGATTTTTATTTTCCAATGTTGTACATAGATTTGTGCTGTTTAATATCAGTTGGGTCTTACCGTATTCCATTCCCTGATCAAGTTGATCTAATAATTTTAAAAAACAATCACATGTTTCCTGATAATTATCGTGGCTTTGGCCAAATTCAATGTAAAATTCAGCTGCTTGTTGGACCTGGTTATAGTTGTGTTGTGCTTGTATAATTTGCATCAGAACTCGAATAATTTATTGAAGTTGCTACGTATATTTGTGCTTTGGCTGATATTCCAATCCAGCACATCCAGCAAGTTTTCTACTTTTTGATCTATGATTGTGGATTCCATATCTGCATCGTCAAACGGCAATTCTTTGAACCAGCTGGGTATGCGGCTCTCATCAGTGGGATAACCTATGCTAGTAAACCCCAGTGGATTATTTTTTAATTTGCACACGATGGTTTTCATACCATCTACTATTTCAATGCTGCGTCTATCTGAGTGCATACGACGCAGATGGTTCCAGTTGATAGCTGCACGAACGTGACCAGGCATATTTGCCTTGCCTTGCTTGTGCTCTAGCTCGCCATAATGAGTCAGCCTGTTCACACGTTTGGGTGTGCCTTTTTCCCAAGCTGGACGCTGAGTAAATTCTGTCTTAAATTCTCGTATGACTGCGACAATCTGTTCTTTTCCAGCACCGTTTAGCACTTGTTGTAGGATGTTGCTGAGAAATTCCTGCACAATCTTGGGAGTATCTGATCGTTTTAGATCCAATCCCATTGCTTTTACTTTACCAGATTTGCCTTCTGTATCCAGACGCTTGCCTTCCAGCTCGTAGATTTGCACAGCGTATCGTTTCTTGGTGATGAACAATCCACTGTTGGCCACTAGCTCACGGCCGCCTTTGATTATGTTGCCAAGTTCCAATGTGGTGTGAAATGCGTTGTGCATAAAATCTGGAAACGTTACATTTACCTGATCTGCAATCTGATCATATAGCTGAACACAGATGTCTCTGTTCCACTCCATCTGACCTCGGGATACGTCTGCTTGGATAGTTGGCCAAGCTGAAAAATAAACACTGTCAGTATCGCCATATATGATGGAATCTCCCACGTGGTCATAACTGCCAGTTATCAGCTGATTAACAGTGGCGTCCATATGTTTTGCAATAGCTCTGCCACACAGTGTAGTTGATTGCCCAATACGTTGGTCAAAGAATCTACACCCGCCGTTCAAGATAGCACCATACAGACTGTTCAGGTTAATCTTCTTAACCAGCTGGCGCTTGTCCCAGAATGCTCTAGTTTTAGGGTCATTTGACTCTTTCATCTTAGCCTGTAATTCTTTGCGTTCGGCATACCAACGTTCCAGCAAGCCAGGAATCACTCCTTGTTTGTCCAAGCTAAACAAGGTGCCATTTGCACTAATGCACCAGGGCTTGTTGGTGTTAAACAGCAAGTTGTGTAACTGTTTGGCACTGTACACTTCGCTTTCGCCATTTTCCCAGTCTAACGTGATCTCTACAGCAGGATCCTGCCGCATAACAGCTTCGTATTCCAAGCTGCCAAATAACCCTTCCCATGCAGCAGCAAAACTCTTGCCTTCTGCCAATTTGGCAGCAATATATGCATCAGTCATTATGGGTCGCAGTTGTCCTATAACAGTTTCTGGTCCCATATTGAGACTGCGAATAGCTGAAGGATACAAGCTATTGATATCGATAGCACCTATCCATTCGTGCAGTCCCTTCTTAGGATATGCCACATAAGCACCAGCCACTTGTGTTTCACTGGTGTCAGTCTTTTGTTTTCGATTGGGCACCACCATTCCGCGACGATGTGCTTCATTGATAATGGCCTGCTCTGTCACTGCCACTGCGCCCATCGTTGTCTGTAGTAGCACAGTGTTGGCGTGGGCAAGTTCGTTGGCCAGATCGATAAAGCGAAGCTTCTTGTCCAGTTTGTCCAGCAGTGCCACATCCTGCCTGGAATATGTGATGAACGTCTCAAAGTCCTGGTTGTATAGCTGGTCCAAGCTGCCTTCATAGGCAGTTTTGTGTTCGTTTAGTTCATATTCGCCGATAGCATCAAGGCTGTAACTGTGGCGCTCTTCGTAAGTATACTTACGATACAGTTCCATATAATCCATGTGAACCCGGCCAACCAGGTCAAAAGTAAGTTGATCCGC